TTGAGGTTCAAATGACTAGACAAGTTATTAGCACAGGCACTACAGCCAACGATGGAACTGGTGATACTTTAAGAAGTGCCGGTACTAAAATTAATGCTAACTTCTTAGAGTTATATGGTAGACTAGGAGGAGATACTCCAGGTCAGGTTACGTTTGAAGATAGTGCTATTGTCTTTGAAGGTAATGCAATTGATAATAATGAGACCAGAATTTACGCAGTTGAACCAACAGGTGATAGAAGTATATTTATTCCTAATTACTCAGGCTCTTTTGTATTAGATTCTTCCACCGAAACATTAAAGAACAAAACTCTCTTTCAACCTTATGTTGATAGTGCTACAGTCGACAGATTGTTAATTGAGGATGTTGATAAATCTCATAAGTACAATTTAGTACCTGGTAACCTTACTGGTAACAGGAATATTTCATTACCTAGTTTATCATCCAATGATACATTTACTTTTAACAGTGCCACCCAAGTTTTATCTAATAAGAGACTTTATAAACCAAGAATTTTTGAGTCATTATTAGATAGTACGGGAAATAAAATTTTACAACTTGATAGACAAGGTACTATAAGTTATATAAAAATAGACAACGCTAATAATCCAGAGGTTGAAGTTGTAAGCTCGGGTAATGCAAATTTGATCTTAACTCCTTCTGGAACAGGTACCGTTGTATTGGGACACTCAGCCCTTAAAACAGCGTCGTGGACATCTGGTCAAAGTGTTGGTGGAGGATCCTTAGACCCTTGGGAAGTTGACTCAGTGAGTCACATTAACAGTACCAAAAACACCAAATTGTGGGTCAGAGTTGAAAATGGAACAATTTCAGGACAAATGAAGTATGTTACTAATGAGACATCTGGTACTGGAGATATCGATATTCAATTCGATAATGCAAATAACTTTGCGACAGGAAATGGTATCACGCTTCATCCCAATGGTGCAGTAGCTCTCATGTGGGGAACAAGCCAATGGTTTGTAGTTGGTGGTCTAGATAGTGATCATCAAGGTAACAGATTGATGACAATTACTTAATAGGATATAGAAATGCCAGCAATAGTAACTGATAGTTTAAGAAGAAAATTTTTACAAGTAATTTACAATGAAGTCACCAATAACTTAGAAAAATATTATGTGGGTGTTGGTAAATCCGATCCTTGGGACGACAATGCTGACGCTCCTATAACACCAACTTCATCAAGTTGGACAGAAAAAGACTTCAGATTGGGTTGGCAGTCTGTAAAGAGAATTGTTGATGTTTCTTACGTTGTTCCACGAGTCAACTGGACTTCTGGCACAATTTATTATAGATGGGATGATAAACGTGTTGCCGAAGTCTCATCTCCGGCTGAACCCTTCTACGTGTTAACTGATGATAACCAAGTCTATGTCTGTTTAAAACAATCTACAAATGATGAAGGTTCTCCTAACGTATCTACCGTAAAACCCACTGGTACAGATACAGTAAGACCATTCAAAACATCTGATGGTTATATCTGGAAGTTTATGTATACCATTGGTGGTGCAACAGCCAACTCCTTCTTATCAGCCAACTTTATGCCAGTTGAATACATTAACGATTCACCTGGTGGTCCTGGTTTGACGGGTCTGCAAATTCAACAAGCAGAAGTTAGAGAAGGTGCCGTACCTAAACAAGTATTGGGATGGGTTGTTGATAGTGGTGGATTAGGATTCACAAGTGTTCCAACTCTCACAGTACGTGGTAATGGAGATAGTGTAGGTATCGATGCTAACACACCTGTTGCAAGTGCGACTGCCTTTGTTGTTGGCGGTGTTATAAGTAAAGTTGAAGTTGATTCGAGTTTAGACAGTGTTGCAGCAATGGGCAGAAATTACGACTATGCTTACCTATCATTAGCTGGTGGTGGTGGCACTGGCCAATCAATTAGACCTATCATTGGACCTGATTCTGGAATCGGCGCTAATCCTGTTGTTGATTTGAAGTCAATATCATTGATGTTTAATGTTAAGCCAGATGGTGGTGAACCTGGTACAGATAATTTAAGAGACTGGGTTGTTGACGAACAAGATTACAGACAAGTTGCTTTAGTTTTTAATCCATACAAAGGATTTCAAAGTTACTACCAAGGAGTCGATTCCGAGTACGGAGATGATACGGGAAGAGTTTCACCATATCTAGTTATGACGTCAGCTGCTAATGCAGGTGAGTTCTCGTTAGATCAAGAAATTACTGATGGTACAGCTACTGGTCTAGTTGTCGATATTGATAGTGATAGAATTTATTATAGACAGACATATGAAACTGGATTTGCTCTTTTCAATAAGGCTAATCAACTTACAGCTTCTGGACTAGGAAACTTTGATATTGATTCTGTGGTTGTAAAGGGAGATGTTGATCCTTTCAAAGGAGAGATATTGTACTTAGAAAATAGAGCCGCTATTGAAAGAATCGAAGACCAGGTTGAAGACATTAAGATTATTATATCGCTTTAAAGGATAACTCATGGCTACTAGTGTTAATAAAAATACATTCTTATCAACCTATAGAGACGATTACTTAGATAGTGATGGTTACTATAGAATCCTTTTTAATAGCGGTAAGAAGTTACAGGCTAGAGAACTTACTCAGATGCAAACTATTCTGCAGAAGCAGATTGAGCGTATGGGTAACAACCTGTTTAAGGATGGTACTCCAATTCTTTTTGGAGGCCATTCAGTTGACAACAGGTATCAATACATTAAGTTAGATGATGTCTTCAGTAGCATTCCTTCAGACTTAAACACATTAGTAGGACAAGTTTACACAGGCAGCACATCTGCAGTCCAATTTGAAATTCTTCAGGTAGTAGCTGCAACCGATACTGATCCTACCACTCTATATGTTAGATACCTAAGCACTAAGAATAGTGCAGATGCTGTTGCTGAAAATAGTACAACTGTAGTTGTCTCACGAGGGGAGGTTTTAGCCTCTTCCGGAAACCCAGGTTTACAAGTTTCATCTGATACAATTTTTTCTGGATTTGGATCTAGATTTGTTTTGGGTGAAAGTATTTACTATGCAAAAGGCTTCTTTATCTATGTAGAAGGAACTAGCTTATTAATTAGTAAGTACACAAATCAACCTACTACAACTATTGTTCTTAAAATGAATGAATCAGTTGTATATGCTTCTGATGATGATGGACTCTATGATAACCAAGGGTCCGTACCAAATGTAACAGCTCCCGGTGCTGACAGATATAGAATTAAGTTGACGCTAGCTGAGAAATCAGACTTGGCTTCGGATGAAAATGGATTTAGTATTTGTGATATCTTTAACGGTGTTATTGTAACTAAGACTCTTGTTACAGACTCATACAAAATTCCTAATGATTTAATTAATCTAAGAATTCATGAAAACTCTGGTGATTATGTAGCTAAGAACTTCCAAGTTCTTTGGGATGACGATTCTGACAATGATTATTTGAGGCTTATTATTCAAGATGGGGTTGCTGTAGTTCAAGGAGCTCGAGTATCAGTTGGAACTAATACTATCAAGAGGGTTCCAAAGCCCACTGCTACACTATCAGAAACAGATGAGCTAGTTCCGACTAGATTTGGTAACTATGTTACAGTAGCTGATGCTGAGATAAAAGGCATGCCCAATTTGTCTTTATTTGATTCTCAAACTATTATGGACACAGCTGATTTTGCAGGAAATGCTATTGGTAAATGTAAGGTAAGATACATTTCTCAAGATGGAGCGGATTGGAGATATTATCTATTTGATATCAACATGAACGCCGGTAAAGATTTCAGAGATGCTAAATCCATCGGTACTGGTTCTACATCCTATTTTAATCCAACTCTTGTTGGAGGAAAAACAGAGAGAGTAGCAGGATCTAATATGTTACTCTTTCCTCTTCCCCAAAGTCGGCCAAAATCTTTATCTAACGCTGATATAACAGTTCAAAGATACTTTAGTAGATCTGGGATTCTAAACGGTTCTGTTCAGTTAACTGTTTCTGGTAACGAAGCATTTTTAGATAAAGATGAATGGCTTATCACCGACAGTACTGGAACTTTAAGTCCTTCAATTACTCTTAATGGTGATAATACTCAGGCCACTATATCTGGTCTTCCTGCTGCGGGTGATCAGCTTACTCCCATGACGTTTAATTTTGCTACTTATGTGAGAAAGCCAAACGTAAATAAACTTACCAAGACGCTCACTACAAGATACATTGATGGTTTTGTTGAGTCGAATGGGCAAGGAGTGAAGTTTATTGATCTTCATCGAGCTGACGTTCAAACTTTAAGCAACGTCTATGATGCAACGGATTCTGATCAAGAATTTACTAGTTTGTTTACTCTCGATGGCGGTCAACGAGATAACTATTACGCTAAAGGAAGAGCAGTTTTAAAATCTGGTATCTCCGTTCCAGCAGCTGGCGAACCCGGAGGAAACGGATTAAGAGTATTCTATAAATATTTTGCTCACTCAGGTGCTGGTTCTTACTTCGATGTTGGTTCATACTCAGGTATAGCTTACAAAGATATTCCAGATTATACAACCAACACTGGAATAAAGATTAACCTCAGAAATTTCATGGACTTTAGACCTGTACAAGATTCTGACGGAGAGTATGACAATACGACGACTGGTGCAAAAGTATTTGAACTTCCATCTCCATTTGGGGTTCTTGATGTAGACGCTGAGTACTATCAAAGGAGAGCTGATAGACTAGTAGCAAAACCTAACGGTGTCCTAGAGTACATACCGGGATCAACTGGGATTGCTGCAGCTCCTCCTAAAACACCTGATGGGTCACTATCGCTGTTTACGTTTACATTAAATGCTAACACTTTTGACAGAACAGATCTTACAACTAGTAGACAATCAAACAAAAGATACACAATGAAAGATATTGGTCTATTAGATGATAGGCTAGATAGACTGGAAAATGTTGTATCTTTAACTCTACTAGAAAATCACACTAAAGATTTTGCGATTTATGATTCAGCTTTGATTGATAGAACTAAAGCTGGATTCCAGGTAGATAACTTTGCAACCAATTATTTCAAAGATAATGAATTATCTCGCTCGGCTATTGATTACAGTGCAGGTAAAGTATACCCTCAACAAATTATGAGGGAGATCAAATTATATTATGATTCTGATCATACAGATAATGTTAATGTAATAAGAAAAGGTGACTACGTTTTTCCAAAGTACACTGAAGAGGAATACATTGATCAATCGAGAATCAGTAAAGTCTTCGTGTTAAATGAGTTCAACGTACAGAGCTATGACGGAGTTGTAAAACTTTCTCCTTCATCCGATACCTGGTTCGATGTGCACAAACTTCCTAGAAACGTAACTGATTTGGGTTCAAGAATTAATACAGATAATGTTAGTTGGTATAACAAACACAATTGGAATTGGAAGGGTAAGAGTGTTGAATCCCTTCAAGTAGGCGATCAGACTAGTACAAATAAAACTGGTAATACTAATTATTGGTTGACTGTTGCAAACTCTTCTAATAAGTTACAATACACAGGAGTGGATACTTACAAATATTCAACTATGATTGAAACTATGAGATCTAATAAAGTATACTTCGAAGCTACTGGATTACAGCCAAACGCAAGACACTTTATTTTCTTTGGTGGAATCAATGTTTCAGGATATTGTTCTGACTCTGATTTTGGATGGTATGCTCAATGGGATTCTGACTATGGCGACATCTACAGTAGATACGAAAGTCATCCAAATGGAGCTGCGGACGCCTTAGAGACTGATGAGTATGGTACTCTGAAAGGATCTTTCTTTATTCCTAATAACGAGTCATTATCATTTGCTTGTGGATCTCAGAACTTCGAGATTCTTAACATTAGTGCTCACAATCCAGATGAAAGTTTTTCATACGCTAGCCATCAATATGAAGCTACTGGAACTTTAAGACACGTTCAGCCAGAATACACTACTACACGTGTACTAGAGATCAAAGGAGGAACTTATACTTATGTTCCACCACCTAGTAATAATAGTGGTGGTGGTGATAATGATAATAATACTGGTGGGGGCACCATTATCAGTGACGATAACAAAGTTGGCTCAGGAAACACGTGGTCTGGTAATATTTCCGAGAAAAGTACTCAGGAAGATGTGGATTCACGTGATAATGGTACCTCTTCAAGTAACTGGAGTGACATAAGGCTGAAAGAAAATATTACTGTAGTAGGAAATATCTTAGGTATAAATGTTTACTCGTTTAATTACATTTGGGATAAAGCTACGCAACATGTTGGAGTAATGGCACAAGAAATTCTTAATACTTCATTTGATAATGCTGTCACTCAAGAAGGTGGGTATTACAAAGTCGATTACTCAAAACTTCCAATTGGAATACAGTGGAGCTAAAGGAAAAACAAAATGGCAGATGCAATTGAAAGACGATATAGTTTAAATAAGAATCCAGTAGCTCAATCCTTTTTTGTCGATACAGCCAATGGAATTTTCGTTTCTAAGATCCAGCTGTATTTTAAAAAGAAGCCTACAGAAGATTCAATCGTTTCTTTAGAACTCAGACCTATGGATTCTGGTGTACCTAATCCTCAAATTTCAATACCGGGTTCTTACGTTTTCTTAAATCAAAATCAGGTGACAGCTAACTCTACATACCCAGATGACCCAACCTTAACACCTACTACTTTTGAATTTGACGCTCCCGTATACTTAAATGGAAATACCTTTTACGCTTTTGTAGTAAATAGCGCTACAAAAGGATTCAGTTTATTTGGAGCTGAAATTGAAGAATTTGAATTGGGTACTACGGAAAGAAGAGTAGATAAAAACTTGGTTACAGGAAATGTTTTTCAGACCGATACTGGATACACATTTGCTCCTGTACTAGGTCAAGATTTAGCTTTTAAGATATATAGATGTAAATTTCCAACTGGATCAAATACTCAAATTGCCTTACATAATGTTCCTGTTCCAAAGAAATTGTTAGATCCAAATCCTTTTACAACTGGAACAACCGGTACTCCAACCACAATTAGAATGGAGCATCCAGACTGTGGTTTACTACCAGGCGATACTGTTGTTATATCAGGAGCTACAGATATTGTAGCTGGGCTTGACACAATCAGCGCTTCAGATATTAATGGGGAAAGAACAGTTGTTAAAATAGACTATACAGGTCTTGAGTTTACATGTGGAGGAGCTGGTACTTCTAATTCGGCTATTGGAGGTGGAGACAATGTAACAGCTTCACAGAATTATTTGTACAACATTGCTAATTTGTCATTAGAACATATCACTCCATCACAAGTTCAAAATTATTATTTTATTAAAGCAACTACTGGAGAGTCATATCCTGGAACCGAAACCGGATACCAAATTGATACTTCCTATAGATCAATTAATGTGACTGAGGATAATGTAGCGAATGAAGTATATGTTGTAGCTAATACCACTAACGAGGCTAATAACACTCTTGGACTTTATAACAATAGGTCGTTGCAGATAATGCACGAAAGTATTACAAGAGATGAATATGTTACTTCTCCATTAGACCTACAAAGATGTAAAATGGCGGTTGGTACTCACAGAATCGATAATCCATCGGAAACATCATTAGCTAACTATAATGTGCCTATGGTGTGGGCACCGGAAACTAATCCAAATGGGGGATCGGCTGCAGCAAAACATGTTATGAGACCTGTACAATTAGAAATACCTGCAAAAGGACTAAAAATCTTATATGCTGGTAATATTCCAAATGCTGCAAACATTGATGTGTATTATAGGACTTCAACAGCAGATGTTAACATCTACGATCAAGAATGGACTTTAGTTTCAGAGTATTCGTCAAATCCTAAAAATAACAACAAGGTTATTTACTATGATTATGAATATAATGTTGGTGGAGAGTATGAGTCTACGTTGGATGAATTTGATGTGTTCCAAGTTAAGTTTGTATTTAGATCTTACAATCAAGCTAGGGTTCCTTCAATGAAAGATGTGAGAGTAATAGCGATTACAAGATAAATAATATGAAAGATGATTTGTTAAAAGTTGAAGGTGAAGCAGATTACATAAAAGATCCAGTTTCAGGTGCAGTGTTGTATACTAATGTGAACAAAGTTAATAAAGAAAAGCAGTTAGCTGCTCAAAGAAAAAACAAGCAGAATGAAATCGAAGCACTTAAATCTGAAGTCAAGGATATAAAGGACATACTAACTAAAATAGTAGAGAAGCTACAATGAGTTATAAAGACCGTATTTTTATT